AGGGGGAGGCCCAGCCCAGCCGGTGATTGGGCCGATGAATCCGCGAGGCTGGTCAGGAGGGTAGATGATGGGCAGATAATCGACCCAGATGTCGAACGTCCCAGTCGGGGTTCGGTCGCCGACGATGCCGATAGGGTATGGGCGTTCGGCCACGATGCGCCGGCTAAGAGGGAGCGCGCTGTTCGAGAATAGGTTGGCAGATACAGGGGTGGTTTCCGTGATGCCTCCCGTGCTATCGCTGAATCGGAAATAGTCTTCCTTCGTCTCCTGGAAGACAGGCTGCTCTTCCACGACGGAAGGGAATGCGTTGTCAGGGGAGTATGCCGCGTACTGGCGGATGGTGTCGTGGCTATGGATCCAGTAGTAACGATACCCGCCGTTCGGCTGGCTGTCAGGGACAGGCCGCCAAGTCCTTACTCCGTTATATTCCTCGGCGTTGGGCTTTCCCCTGGTCGTTCCTCCAGGCACCATCGAGTACCTGTCGGTCTTCTCGTATGCTACGTTATTGTATTGGACGAAGGTCGGCTGCGAGCCCGTCTCAGTCCAGACAGGCGGTTCGGTTCCGCTGGCGGGAATGCAACCGTTGGGCCAGACGTTAGACACGGAACCAGTAGAAGATTGCGTCGCTCGCCCCGTATCCCGTGCGCGAGACGATGAGGGAGTTCGTGACGAATTGGGAAATCTTCAGCTCGTTCCCGTTCTTGATGACCGAGGCCAGAGCGAAGTTGCCGACATTGGTAGTGTCGGCCGGAACGGTGGGGGCGAAGTTAATCTCGACAGTCTTCGGGAAGGCCTCGCCTGAGGCGCGCGTCACAGTCAGGTAGACCGTCCCGTTCTGGGTTACGCTGATCTTAGGAGGCGTGTCGGCGTCGATGTAGACCGAGGAAATCTTAGGGACGACTCCGTTGACCGTACCGGGCAGGACGCTGACCGCCGTATTGCTGCCGACCGAATTGTCGTAGACTTTGAATTGCGTCCACTCCGCAAGGGCTTGGACGTTGAACGGCGGCTCCGTGTTGATGCTGAAGCCGTACCCGCTGGACGTGAAGCCGTACCCGTTACCTGGCTGAATCTTGCTCATGCGCTGGCGTAGACTTCGGGCGGGTAGCCTTCGCGGTTGAAACGAATCTCGTAGTTAACCTTGAAAATCTTGGGCGTGCCTCCCGGGGTGACGCAGTAATCCTCGAAGTTGACCTGCGAGAGCATGATGGTCGGGAGCGTGCCGGCCTTCGTGGACACCGTGAACACCGTCCCGAGGTGATCGGGGAGAAGCTTGATGCCGGCGAATTGGTTGGTCGTGCTGGTCTTGCCGACCCTGTCGCGGAGGTTTCCGCAGTCGCCAGAGTTGGTCGTGTAGATATGCCCGGAGAAGGAGGTCGTCGGGGCGAGATACTGGTTCTTGCCGTAGAAGTATTGCTTCTGCCCGGTGCTGGAATCGAGGAAGCCTACGAAGTTGCCGGCGTTAGTGGCCGTCCCGTTGAAGTGGGCGCCGTTCACGCCGCCGACCTTATACCTGGGGTCGATGGTCGAGGCCGTGAAGGTTACGCCGTCGCCTGCGATGGCCGTGGCGTAGCCGGCAACAGGGCCGAAGAAGTTGGGGTGGGTCGTGATGTGCTCCGAGGTGAGGCCGTTGGAGGCGGTCACGTTCGGACGAGTACGGCCGCCCGTGGTCTCGAGGGTGTTCACGCCGACGTAGTTCGCCTCGACGATGTTGACGTTCAGCGGGCCAGACGTGAACGAAAGGCTATGCACGAACAGGTCGGTATAGTCGGGATGAACGTCACCGCCCTTGACGGCGTTGAAGATCAGCACGGCCTTGTCCAGCGCGTAGCTCGTGCGGGAGGTAATCAGTCCGTAGCCGTCCGTGGTATAGGTGCTACCAGGCTGGAGGACTTTAGAGGTTAGGGGGTTTCCCGTTTTGACGAGGGACATGGTGGTTCGATTTGTTATTTATTCCCGGTGGCTGGGGTGACGGGCGTGGCGCCCTTATTTGTGATGTCGCCAGGAGAGCCGGCGGGCTGACCCTTGGCCGCGATGATCGCGAGGTAATCGCGTTGCTGTTTCGCCAGCTCAATCTGCTCATGCATGGCGGAGATGACAGGGTTCTGGCCGACGCCGATGACGTTGCCTGAGACGGAGGTGGCCGAAGTCTCCTTGAGGTTGGCGGCCTTTTCTTTCTCGGTCTTCTCGGGTTTCTTCTCCTTGGCGGCTTGTTTCTGGATGGCCTCAATGATTGGGGACGAAGTACCCTTGACCTTCTTATCAGCCGCTACGGCTTCTTCTTTCTTCTTGGCCTCTTCCATTTCCTTAACCTTCCATGGGGGGATAGGCTTCCCGGTATTAGGGTCGGTTCCGTAGGGGCCAGGGTTAAGGAATTCGTTGATTTTAATTAACGTGGTCAGCAACACCTTCCCCTTGAGGATTAGGGCGCTCATCTTATCGTCATACTCGGCGATCTTCTTGAGCGTCTTGTCATCGACGACAGGTGCGTCAGCGATGTCCTTTTGAAGTTTCCTAAACTCTCCGAGAAGGGGGAGGATGTCGTTTCCGATTTTATCCCCGAAGAAGGTAGTCGCGATGAGCAGCCTGTCGGAATCTGAAGCCGAGTCAGACAGGGATGCGGAGATGGCAAGGAAGGCTGATACTGCATCGCCTGTCTTAATCTGCTCCATGCTCAGGCCGATGGCCTTGAACAATTCGAGTTGCTTCTGGTTTCCTGCGGCGGCCTCCGCCATGTCGACGCGCAGTTGACGGGTGGCCTTAGCCAAGGACGATACGGAAACGCCGGACTGCTGGGCCGCATAAGCAAGGCGCTGAAACTGATCGGAGGAAATACCAGACCTATCGACCTGGTCGGCGATCTGTCCGAATTCCCTGAAAGTATCGGACACAAACCCTACAGCCTTATCAAAAAGGGTCACTACCGAGAACATCTTGGCGAACCTTCCAGAAATCTCCTCGCCGGCCTTCTTGAACGAGGCCCCTAAACTGTCGACGGAGTTCTTCGCCCGGTTCGTCACCTGCTCGACGTCGGACTTTCCTTTGATTTCGTATTCAAGTTTCTGGGCCATTAGATTCGGGGGTCTTTACCTCTGCGGCCTTGGCAACCCTTTCCTGCTCTTCGAGCTTGTCTAGGAAGGCCTCCTCATCGGTCGTCAGAATCTTTGATTCCGACCCGGCGGCTGCCGAGATGGCGGTGCTATACCAGACCGCCTGGCACTCGGGCATTTCCCAGGCGCGCTTCTCGTCCCAGCCTGACTTGACCAGGGAAGTCACCACGGCCAGCGGCCAAGGGATGCCGGCGTCCTGAGCTTCCCCTTTGGTCGCCGTATTCTTCGACCAGAATTTCGGCCACGCCGCGGCCTGAACATAGGCCACGAACCTTTCGACATCCATGATAAACAAGGAAGGCCTACGCTCCATGCGCAGGACGATTAGTTTATCCTTCCAGCCAAGAGGGCCAAGCGGCTCTTCGGCGCAGATCTTGATGGCGACCATCAAGTCCAACGGGGTTACCTTCTTCCCGTCGGTCACGAAAGGCGACTCGATGGCGAGCAGCCTGACGCGATACTTCAGGCAGAAAGGGTAGACCAGCCTTCCGAGGAAAGAGACCCTGGCCGGGTCGGTGAAGGCCTTGAGAAATCTTCCGTCCACCCCAACAGACTCGCCCCCGAAGGGGCCAAGTCAATTAGGCAGTGATGGCTTCGTAACAGACCGCCTCGACCGTGAGGCTGGTGAAGCCCTTATTCGCGGCCTTCTCCGACACAGAAGTCACGACTCCGATGAAGGCCGTGCCAGCGGTGCCGCCTGCGTAGGAAGACGCGGTGTTAGTCGTGAAGGAAAGGGTCGCGCCGAGCACAGGAGCCGAGCCGGTCTTGCAGATGCCGTCGATGCTGATGGTCGTCTTGCGATCGTCCAGGCGGTGGGTCACCGTAAGGCCGGCCTCGTTCTGCACGGTGTCTTCGTTATTGAAGCCCGAGTTGACCGAGAAGGACTGCACAAACAGATTCGTGACGGTTCCGTTGATGCCGTAGATACAGGAAGTTCCTTCGAGAATGGCTGCCATGGTGGTTTAAATCTGCGGGAACGGGCAACCCTCAGGCCTGGGGGTTGACGACCACCGGGACATTGTAGGAAAGGACGGTCGCCCAGGAGCGCTCGTCGCGGCCTTCGTCTTCGGACTCGGGGATGACGTCATAGCAGACCGCGTCACCGCCGGCCACGAAGGCGGCTTTGATGGCGGCCACGTCCTGCATCGCCCCTGCCACGGCGGCACAGCGGGCGCGGTGGTCGGTCAGGGTGGTGTCGTCCGCATTGGAGAAGATGGTCAGGCGGATGGAGCAGTAGAAGTTCCCGGCGCCTTCGGGCAGCTCGGGCGGGGTGCGGGCCGCATCGCAGAGGACGACGCACTTGGGGAGCACGTTGATCTCGGCGTTGTCGCCCGTGTAGACCGCCACGCCGGCGAGCCCGGATTCGGCGGTGAGGTAGGTATCGAGGACGGCCTCGATGATATGGCGCGGAGACTTGGTTCCCATTGGTTATTTGCGGTTAAATTTCTTGGCTTGTTTCTCGAGGATATTGGCGAGCATGGCCGGCATCTGTTTGACGCGGTTGCCGTAGACGAGGTTCTTCACGTCCGTATCGGTCGCAATATTGTCAACGTCCCCGTTGCGGTTCCCGAACGTCAGCCCGAGGGCGAACACCTCGGCCTGTTGGCGG